GCTCCAATTGGAAACATAAATGCAATTAAGCATGGAGCCTATCAATCTATATATGCTGATATGCTTAGCACAGAAGAGCAAATACTATTCAATATGATCCAGCCTACTCTAAATATAGATGAAGAGATAAAAATACTTAGGTTAAAGATTGCTAGACTTCTAGGAAGAGATAAAACTTTTTTCTATAATATATTTGGAATTAAAGTTGAAAAAGATATATCAGAGGAAGATAGAATAGCTGGTATCAATGCCTGTATGGATCAGCTAAGAAAGCTAATAGAAACTAAAGCCTCCATGTCAACTGATACAGAAAAGCTGCAACTTGAGAAGGAGAAGTTTGAGTTTAATAAATATAAAGCAGACATAGAGCTGCAGCTTAAGAAAGAAAAGTTAGAATTAGAGAAATTGAAAGAAAAAGATCCTTCAAAAGATAAGTCAATAGAAATTTTAATCAAGCGAAAGGGTGAAGATTGATGGCCGTAGTTAAAGAAGTCAATCCTCACTTTGAAGATTTTATATTCAATTGGGATTATAAAACATATCTCACTGTAGGAGGGTATGGGAGCAGTAAGAGTTATCATGTGGCTTTAAAAATATTACTCAAATGCATTGAAGAAAAAAGAAAAGTACTTGTAATAAGGGAAGTATTTGAAACTATCAGAGATTCCACTTATGCATTATCTGAAGAATTAATAGCAGATCTAGAATTAGAAGGGATAGTCAAACCTAAAGTAAGTCCTATGAGGATAGACTTTCCAAATGGTTCACAGATAATATTCAAAGGGATGGATAAACCTTGGAAATTAAAGTCTATTCACAATGTAACTATTATTTGGATTGAAGAAGCATCAGAACTCAAATATGAGGGATATAAGGAGTTATTAGGTAGAGCAAGACATCCAAGTCTGTCAATTCACTTTCTGTTATCTACCAATCCCGTAGGAGAAGATAATTGGGTATATAGACATTTTTTCAAAGATGAATTAAAAGAGATATTTGTCTTAGACGATGAAGAGCTATATGAAAAAAGAGTAATAGTTAAAAATGGAGTATATTATCATCACTCTATAGCAGATGATAACTTGTTCTTACCTCAAAGCTATATAGATCAATTAGAAGAACTAAAAGTATATGATCCTGATCTATATAGAATAGCAAGACGGGGAAGATTTGGAGTAAATGGAAAAAGAGTGCTACCGCAGTTTGAAGTTAAGGACCATGAATATGTCATGTCTAAAGTTGGAGATATACCAAAAAGATATCTAAGAAATGGCATGGACTTTGGATTTGTAGTTTCTTATAACGCATTGCTAAAGCTAGCTATAGACCATGAAAATAAATGGCTATATATCTATAAAGAATATTATAAAAATGACATGACAGATGATAAGACTGCCAAGGATCTAGAGGATGTTGTAGACAAAGATGAATTAATAATAGCAGACAGTGCAGAACCTAAGAGTATAACATATTACAATCAGCAAGGATTTAAAATGATAGGAGCTACTAAAGGACCAGGAAGTAGACTGCAAAACACTAAAAAAGTTAAAAGGTTTAAAAAGATAATTTGCTCCGATAAATGTAAAAATACCATAAGAGAGTTAAAAAACCTCACTTATGCAGTAGATAAGCAAGGGAATATTATAGAAGATGAATTTAATATAGATCCACATACATTTGAAGCCATATGGTACGGGTTGGATGGATATGAAGTATCAGATTTGAAGGATAGAAAGAATTATTCAGGAAAAGGAAGAAGGTGACAGCTTGATAAATTATAATGAACTATTAAAAGCAGAGTTACAAGGGCTATATGGGAATCAATTGGAAAAAGTTAATCAAATATTAGAATGGTATAAGATATACGACGGAAATCAAGAGTGGACTACCAATACAGGACTAGACTATATACCGACCAAGAAGATAACAAACATCATAAAAAAGTTAATAGATACTAGAGCAAGGTTTATGTTTGGGAAAGAGCCTTTCTTTGATGTAAGGCCGATACAGGTGGATGAAAAAGGCAGCACTACACATCAATATTTGGCACAAGAAAAAGAAGATTTACTACACAAGATTCTAGAAGATAATAAATTTCATAGTAAGTTGCTTAAAGCTAAAAAAGACTGTAGTATAGGCGGCAAGATAGCAATAAAGCTATGGGGTCATAAAGACGTAGGATTAAAGATAGTGTTCTCCCCAGCAATGGAGTTCTTTCCGCAGTATAATTTAGATGATATAGATCAATTAGAAAAGATAGTGTTTTTATATGCATTAAATAATGAATCAGAACCCGACAAACAAAGAATTAAAAAGCAGGTATGGGAGCTAGTAAACAAGACATGTATATTAAACGAATCTACTTATGATGGCAGAGGGAACATAGTATCAATAGAGTACCAGGAGTATGATACAAAACTAGACTTTGTTCCGGTTATTGTAATTACTAATGGTGGGTTAACAGGAGAAACAGAGGGACTATCTGATGTAAAAGAGCTATGGCAAAACCAAGATGCCTATAACAAGTTAGCATCTGATGATATAGACGCATTAAAATTTCAAATGTTTGGACAAGATGTGGTTACTGATGCAGACGAGAATAGTCTTAAAAATATAAAGGTAGCTCCTGGGGCCATGATAGATTTGCAGACAGATGCAACTCAATCAAACCAAAATAGACAGGCTCAAATATATAGACTAGAATCTCAATTTAGCTATAAAGATAAATTTGAAGATACGGTTAACCGTATTAAAAGTGATATGTATGACACATTAGATGTGCCTAACGTATCCTTAGAGCAATTAAGAGGACTTATGCAGAGTGGCAAAAGTATGAAAGCTCTTTATTGGGGACTCATGGCTGCATGTGACGAAGATTGGATAGAGTGGGGAGATGCCCTTGCTCAAATGGTAGATTATATATTCAGAATGATAGATACTTATA